AAAAGCAGTTGAAGAATGAGGACACGAAGATGCCACCTATCAAGTATGACCTAAGAGGGATGGTTTAATGCCAGATACCGTAGCACTAAACGCCGCGATTGATGCGTTTTCAGAACAGGCCATAGGCTCAGACGATGGTGAGTTGGCTCGACAACGATCCCTCGCATTAAGGGCTTTTGCCGGTGAGATACTGGACGAGGCACCAGAGGGTCGATCCCAGGTAAGCGACAGGGCTGTCTTTGAGACCATCCAGTGGATCATGCCATCCATGATGCGCATCTTTGCCGGTGGCGATAACGTGGTCGAGTTCGATCCGGTCGGACCTGATGATGAGGACGTGGCGGAGCAGGAGTCTGATTATCTCAATTACCTTGTCATGCAGAAGGGTGATTGGGAGCTGGTCGTCAGGGAATGGGTACAGGATGCACTGCTATCTAAAAATTCGTACTGCCTTGTCGATATGGAGGAGCGTTTAACACCTGAGATCGAGCGGTATGAGGGCCAGCGTGAGGAGCAGTTAACGCTGCTGCTGGAGGATGATGTCGAGGTCGTGGGTCAGGACCAGTACAACGATCCGGACGATGAGGGGGTATTGATAGACCCGGCGACACAACAGCCGATAGACCCGCAGGATGAGGCTACCATGACGGGGGCTATGGTGATATATCAGGCAACGGGCATGGAGCCGCAGAAACAGTACCGGCAGCTTTACGATGTTGAGCTGAAGCGGGTAAAGGCAGAGAAAAGACTGAACCTTGATGTTCTAGCCCCGGAACGGTGCCGTGTGGGTCAGGACACGAAAGACTTTACCCTCGATACGTGCAACTTCTTCGAGTACTGGGACGACACCATGACTATTTCAGACCTGCGAAAGCTGGGTTATGAGATAGATGACGATATTGCAGATGAGCCGTATGGTGAGACCGAGGAGGACAGTGCCAGATCCTTTAACCTCGAAAGCCGGCTTATGACCGAAACCCCGGACAAGTCCATGCGACAGGTCACGGTCAGGACGATCTGGATTCGGTACGATTATGATGAGGACGGTATTGCAGAGCTTCAGAGGGTGGTCCGGGTTGGCCATGAGATTCTGAATCACGAGCCTGCCTCACGTATCCCCGTCGCCTGTCTTACGCCGTACATCAACACGCACAGACATACCGGCATTAGCGTGGCGGATCTTATTTTTGACATACAGCGCATCAAGACCTCATTGTTACGCAGTGGCCTTGACTCGCTCAACCTGTCTACCCGTCCGCAGCACGCGATCTCAAACAAGGTCAATATCGACGACATGCTGCAAAACATCCCCGGCGGTGTAAAACGGGTAAATACGGATATGGCTGACGTGCAGGGTCATATCGTCCCGTTGATTACGCAGGACACCTTCCCCTCGGCACAGGCAGGCATGGCGCACATGGATACGGTGGTTGAGTCCCGTGTTGGCGTTAACCGGACCTTTCAGGGTATTGATGTCGGGTCTATGTCAGGCAATAACGAGCATAACGCTATTGGCCAACTGTCCTCGATGGCAGCACAACGTATTGAGGACATGGCCAAGCTATTTGGTACAGGGTTTAAGCGCCTGTTTTCGTTAGCGCATGAGCTGGTCATTAAGTCAGGACACCAGGCAGAGACAGTCAAGCTCCGTGGCAAGTGGGTGGATATGGACCCCTCACAATGGCGCACCGGTCGGGATATGCGAGTGACTGCACCGTTCTCTGCCGGCAATAAGGACTCACTGCTGCAACGGCTTATGATTGTTGCTGGTATTCAGGAGAAGATGCTTGCTGGTGGATTGCCTACCGTGGACCAGCAGAATGTCTATAACCTGGCCCTTGAGATTAGCAAGGCTGCAGACCTGCCGGGTAATAAGTTCTTTACTGACCCTTCTACGAAAGAGCCAGCGCCACCCAAGCCGGACCCGGTAATGATGGCAGTCGAGATCGAGGGTCAGAAGGTGCAGGTCGATATGCAGAAGGTAGAGCAGCAAGCGGCTGACTCGCAACTGGATGCCGAGGTCAAGAAGTACCAGACCGACAAGGATGCGTATACCAGGGAGGTTATTGCCCGCATCAACTCAGAAACACAGATAGCATTAGCCCAGCTTAAGGACGGTCAGGCTATTAATCTTGAGCAGTTCAAGGCGAATTTGAAAGCACAGGAGCCTAAGCCCGATGTTAAGCTCGCGACGAATGAGCTGCGGGCCATCACCGAGAATGCCAGCAACA